CATAGATGCGGTTGTCGGTGCTCGTAGTCCAGTCACAGAAACGCTGCCAGTTGTTAGTTGGTTTTGTTAGTGTGGCTGTAGTCATTTATAAGTTAAAGAATACCTGGAATAATTTTTCCAGTAAAAACATAAGAGGCAGTGAGTATCCAGAATGCAACCATTGCAAATCTGCCATTAGCTCTCTGCCATATAGCGACGTTAGTCATTAAAATACACCAGGAATGATTTGACCTGTTGTGATGTATGCGCCTAAAGCAGCTACGATACCGAGCATTGCTACTCTTCCGTTAAGCTCTTCAGCGTTGTGCATGATGAAGTTTTCTTCTTCGTTGTTCATGATTTCAATAGGTGGTTCTTTTGCGAAAATGTTTTGTTTACCGTATTCGGTTATTGTTGTCATTAGATTCAAAGATAGGTGAATGGCGATGATGAACTGTCAGGTCGCCATGTCTACCTACTTACTAGACCCTAAACCGTACTGTTTATAAAATTCTTCTCTTTCCTTAGCAGCTTTAGTTATTTCACTTACTTTGGAAACATTAGATTTTTTATTAAAATGTCCTTTGAGCTTTTTCATAGCCCAATCAGATGCTTTAGTCATGTTTAAAATTGAACGTCAGATCTACTTAACTTATCTATTACATCTTGTCTATAAGCAGGATCAGTATCGTAATCAGGATGACTCATAGCTTTTACTACTTCAGCCTGACTCCTATAAACATCACCTGATGTTTGGGGTGCTTTACCAGTTAACATTCTTCCTTCGTATCCGTTTGCGTTATCGTATTGAGCTTTGATTCCGTTGATGGCTAGTTGTATCTGAGCAGAATTACCAGTTTCAATGAGAGTATCAAATGAGTTAATAGAATTTTCATCTAAATTATTTGTAGCCCAATCTAACATTCTATTGTAATTCTCTTCCCCTCCAACTGAGCTGTGAATTGAATTAACTTGAGCATCAGTTAGCTCTACAGGTGCAGCTTTTGATGATGGCTCCTCGTAACCTAACTCCTTAGCTTTAGCATACAAATCCTTGTATGTACTGACTAAATCTTCAGTAGTTACATCATTGAACTTAGCCATAGTCTCTGCACTTAGTTCACCATTCTGATCAAACTCAGTAGCAGCTAAAGTCATAGCCTCAACAGCTGGAGTTATTTCTATAGGTGACTCAGGAACCTCCTCTGTTGTTTCTTCAGTGGAGGCTTCCGCTTTCTCTTCCTCACCCGAACCCATTTTCTTTTGGAGTTCGATGTAAGCCTTCTCTAGCTGTTGGGCATTCTCATACTTACCAGCTAGTAGTTGCTCTTCTTGTTGTTGTATCTGTTCTCCAACCTGCAGGGAATCCTGCTCTTCTGTAGTCAGATTATCAGCTGACGTTTGTTCAGTAGTGTTGTCGAATGTTAATGTTTCTGCCATTTATTCTTCAAGATTAGGTGGTTCTTCTGGGAGTTCTTCCCCTTGTTCTGCCATTGCTGGGTTCTTAGAAGGGTCCATCATTGGTGAACTCATTACTTGTCCCATCTGCTCAACCATTGCTTGTTGCGATTGAGCCTCGGCTTGTTGCTGCATCTCAGCTTGTAGTTGTTGTTCTGTCTTAACAAGATTAAGAACATCAATACCTTGTGCAGCTGCTAGTCGTTTGATGTATTCACTAGGATCAATGAACTTCATCAATGCCTCTGGTCCCATAGTCTGAGCAATGGTTCCAATGAATTGAGTGAGGCTTTCTCTATCTTGTCCTCTACCTAATGCGTTTACACCAGCAACAATCTGTGGTCTAACTATATCTTTAGGTATCTTTGGTAGTTGATTACTACGTTGAAGTATATGTAGAGTCCTATTCAAATATGGAATTAGGAATTCTACTGTAAGTAAGGAGAACAAGCCTCCTAATTGCTGTTCCAAATCAAGCTGTGTGAGGCGTACCTCTTCCGCTGTAGTGCGTTCGCTTTGTCTTATATTTAATACAAGGAAAGCTTCACTTATTCTTCTTTCAATAGCTTGAGCTTGTTCAGCAGCTGTTCTAAAGTCAGCAGTCTTACCTACTTGAACTACAGCTACATCCTCTGGCCTACCTTGTACGATTGCACCATTACCAGCATCTGATATTGTCTTTGGTTTGGTTGTACTAGATGGTGAAACCAGAAATAAAACTTTTGCAGCTGCACTAGCACCTTCGACAAGGGCTTGACTTAAATTATTAAGTGATCTTATGTCACCTAAAAACTCTTCGACTCGGCCTCTGCCATAGTCTTCTCCATCAACAGTGTTGAATCTAAGAACTAGCCAAGGGCTTGTGTGCTTTGGAGCTGTACTCATTGTGCCTTCGATAATTTTATCAAAGACCTCTTGATGCCATGTCCATCGGCCACTTTTCTCATCTATCTTGACGCAGGTATAAACCTCAACGTCTTTGTCATCAGTTCCATAGCCACCTTTGGACTCGTCAACAACTGAATTAGGTTGCTTAACTTCCTTTGGTAAGTCTAATAACTTGCGACTTATAAGTTCCTTTGTAACGATCTCTATGACGTTCCCGTTTCCGTCACGATTAACTACGTAACGGTTAAGGGGATAGTGCTTGAGACCATCTTTGCCCATAAATATTAAAGCGTTACCAGAGACAACTAAATGTTTTAGTGCTTGGTTGAGAACTACTCTGTCACTAGAAGCGTTAACGTAATCCATAACCATCCTTTCCATCTTGGCAAAGGATAGGTCTAATTCACTTCTTACTTCTGGTGCTAGCTCTTCACCTAGCTTGTCATCTCTAATCTGTAGCTTAAAAAATGTTGTCTGTGGTGGGAGTAGTGCAAGACCTAACTTGGCACTGAGGTTGACAACTGCTTTAGCACCCACTGATTGCCAAGGTGTCCTTAGCATCTTGTGGGTACTGTTTGTATCTTCTTTAACTAAATATGGAAGCGTAAGTTCTGAACATTCAACTGCTGTACTAAGGAACTGTGTACGGTTTGAGGACAGTTGATTGTATCTTTCTCTAGCTGTTTCCATTAGTATGCTGCTGCTGCTGTTGGTGTTGTGATACCTCCTGTCTGTTGACTAGTACCACCTATGTTTGCACCTACTCCACTTGCTGCAGGAGCACTAGATGCGCCTGTTGTTTTATTAGGATCAGACTGTCTTATCTTCCTTAACTTCGCAGTCTTACTTGCTTCAGTTTCTTGTTTAGTTGTCTCTTCTTTTTTCTGTTCGTCTTCACCTAATTGAGCTTGTGCTCCAGCTATTTTTGTTCCAGGTGCTGCTGTTTGTTTGAAGTTTGCAGGTGCTGCATCTGCTGGTCTATTTCCACCACCAAATATCCTTTGAGCTAAAGATGGTAGGACCATCGGTGCTATAAATTTTAGGACTGGTATTGCTGCTGCTCCACACATTAGATTTCATCCTCCATGATTGAGTTGATATAGTCGATGACACTGGCTTGACCAGCGCGGTACATAATTGATTCGATTGGTTCTTTAGGATGGATGGGTTTCCAACCGAAGTTTGCCTCAAGTTTATCTACAAGCTGATCCAACCTTTCGTTGTGGAGCTTAAGAGTATTGAGGGAGATTTGGGTTTGCATGTTCAAAGAAGGCAGGCATCCGAGCTGACTTGGTGGCAGAAAGTTCGGGAGCCTTGCCGTTATACATTAAGTTGTCGCTAGTTTCTAGCCAAAATTTTTTGCTTAAATATTTATCGCCATAGGTATTCTTACCTAATGGCTCCATGATCCAGTTAATCGTGGCCTTCCTAAGTTTATCCAAAGATTTACTCCAAGATAAGCCCATATCGAGACATACAAGGCTATTAGTGGCCACGTGTATTTGTTCGTCTCTGGAAATATCAGCTGATACCGTTCTGAGACCAGCATCGCCATTATACCTAAAAAAAGGTAGAAGTACAAAGAAGATAGCACGTTCTATAACTAAAGCTTTTGTAATCATGTGATCAGGGTGCGCTTCCCACGCATCCCTAAGTAAGAAAGCTTCTTTCTCTGCTTTCTCATCAACGCCTATAGCGTTGGTTATATAGCCAAGGGCAAGATCATGTTTGATCTCATCCTTGACGTTTGACGCTAGGAGTTTCCTAGCAGATTCGGGAACCTCCTTTTCAAGTGCTTCTGCAATGAAGTCGCCAACTGGTAACTCCATGTGGCGTATTGCGAGAGCACGGTAGATGGTTTCCTCAGCTCCTGGTTTAAGCTTCCCAGCTGTTGTTTGGACTGGTGTCCATGTCCTCTTTCTATTGAGTAACTTTTCATATGGGTTCATTCTTGACAATCGCAGTCGGGTTTATTACCTAAAATCCCCTGCAAGTAATCTTGGACATCGTTCTCGTCTAAAGCTGCATAAGCATCGCTCTTATCCTGAACATCTCCATGTACTTGCAAAGCATAATATAGGGATGTTTGGGGACTATCTAGCCACTCTTCCACGAACTGTTCGTCGTAGGTTACAACATCACTCCAAGAGTTAA